CCCCTTCAGGTTTCACGTGGAACATATATAAAGGGATATAATATGACGTCATACAAATCGGGATGTGGACCCGAAGGGCCGACCGCAGGGAGGCCCGTATACTTGTATTACAGTTATACCTTTTTCCAGAATTTTAATTTATAGTCCTTACTTCGCGAAAGGGTCAATCCCCAGGGACTTAACACGGAAGTGGGAGAAAGTGGGGAATTGTGGATAATATATATCCAATGTGGAAAAATAGATAAAAAACTATCTTTTAGGATAGTAAAAATGATCACGATAAAAATGTACCGCTGGGACCCCTAAAAACAGGGATAAAATGGGGGTGATTTCGGGGTCTAAAATATGACCAATAAAAGGTCTAAAATGTGAGCAGTACGGGGTCCTTCGGACCCCTTCAGGGATTGTTTATCTTATATATTTTACTTATATTAGTACACATATGATAGACATCAAAGTAAGATATAATACCCAATGTGAGGACAACTATACTTTCTGGAGGATACTAATAGACGGTAAGGAATATACCTGTTCCAATGTGATATTCGAAATACCGACACAGACCACCAAGGATATTGTATGGGATTCCATCAGGGGGAAACAGGTCGAGAAACACCATATGAGTTGTTTGGCTCATGAGGTACTATGGGACGGGGATGTGGTTACAATCAGATAACCTTACCATCTAATTATACCTATTAGTTTTCTTCATACCTTCCAACTCCCTATCCAATTTATTTAGGACATTCCTTACATCTCTTAGGATATCTTTCTCATCAATTCTTAACAAATGATTCACCAATCCATTTAGGTTATCAATCCTTTGTATGAGTTTATCCCTTTTATTCATTCTCTTCTTTCATGTTCTTGATACAATGTACGTAGAAATATTACTATCAACAGGATTAATATACTTAATGTTAGTTCTAACATCTTATTTTTATAATCCATTTGATTCTACATGACAGAATGAATGGGTAAGTGATAATAACTTTAAATGATTGATACAATCATTATCCGCCCGACTGATGGATTCCCTTAAATTGTTGTTACAGATGGCTTGAACAAATGATCCACCGTCCAATACCTTATCTCTGGTCATCATAATCGATACCATTACATCCGTGATGTGGTTGGAGATATCCTTATACCCATACCTGTCAGCAAAGTTCTTGGTTGCGGTAACATATCTCCCACGTTTAACATCCCACGGTTCTTCCCTTTCAGGATTCTGTTCGATAACGTCAGCTTGTCTTTCTAATTCTCTTAATTGTGATGGTAACATATATTTTGTTTTAGAATACAAAGATAATATATGTTCTGGTATATTCCAAATTTATTTTATTGAATCTCCGAGGCCGGAACCCCCGTTCACGACTTTCGGACGCCGGAATCCCCGTTCGCAGAAATAGGGGTTGACTTTTTGTGGGATTTGTTATATTTTAAATAAAACCCCTAATGTATGTTAAATGATATGATTCTTATTCCAAAACACTTTATTAAGTCCTTCCCCAATAATATGGAACTCGGAGCTAAGGTACGTGAGTTCTACCACTCAGAATATGGTGAACCAAAAGAAAACCAATGGGTATGTGAATATTGTGGTGGAGATACCTCGGAAGTTGATTCCGATTACCTTGTTAACACCAATCATTTGGAATGTGTGATTAAAATGAATCCCTAAGGATTGAAAACAAGTCCCTGAATAATATAGGATAATTTATAACCAACGAACGCCCCGAGTGCGGATGGAATTGGAAACACAATGAGTTTACCAAGGTCTGTTACGTATTTGGGGCGATTTACAATCCTTCCCATAAAGAAATAGTAAATTAGATACCCGAATAATACCATGAAGTCCATACGGGTGGCAATGAATACCACAATAGTCGCACCAAGGAATCCAAAGATGAAGTTGTCCCTTACACCCTCGAAGACCTCCTTTGGTCCACAATCCTTCCATTCCCTTACCATCTTCTGAAACTGTTTCTTTGCCATTACTACTTGTTTTGTTTAAATAATTTCTTCCACACCTGACTTCTTGGATTGCCAAGTTGCATACCCAAGTACTTCCCAAGGACTGAACCGGCAATGTAGAATATTACAATGACAAAGTTACCTTTTAATAAGTCATCGATAGTATAATAGGTACAAGCTAATGCCACCAAATTTATCCATACGGAATTAAGAAGTAAAGCCCCCACCTTATTCTGATAGGTATACTTTATCTCTAACACCTTAAAAATATTATATAAGGTTTGAGCAACCAATACTATAAGTTCTTTATACATTTATCTCTTCTTTGTGATGTGATCTACTATCATCATAATAATAGTTAATCCTATTACAAATGTAAATGATATAATGATTGGAAATATTGTTCCCATAATTAAATTAGTCTTTTAAAATGCTCTTTAAACTCATAACCATATAAATTGTACTCATCCTCTAACATAAAAAATATCCTTTTTTCCAAATTATTGTCAATATCTATTACCTTGTTTGAATGATGATGTGTATCCAATATTGTTTTATTATACAAATATAATGATGTGAATAATTTTAATTCACTTAAATTTAAAGAATTTAAAAAAACATAATCTATCGCCAAATCCGTCTCCTCAGTATAATTCATACCCAATCTTAATTTTTTGTAATCGGCAGATATTGATTTAAGTAATTCCTCACTAAACTCCTCCAATTTAATAATCCGATAATTTGGGTATGTGGTTTTTATTAAATTATCTGTTATTGTGAATTTCATACTATACGGTACATTACAAATATCATATTTCTGCGGTAGAAAATGATAATCCTTTAATTTGTATATTTCACTTTGTCGATTAATAAATTTTTTGAAGTTATCCATCGTGAACATATCAATCGGATTGTAATTATCATAGGTTTCATAAAATTCTTTACAGAAATTTTCGTAACCCAAAAACCATGAAAATGATGTCTTTAATCTTTCAATTGGGTTTCTAACAAATATAAAAATTTCGGTGTCTTCGTTGGTGTCGTTTAAACCATCGGTGATGGTATAACCCTTGTAATGTGAAAAATCATAAAATGTGTTCAATAACAATAAAGAACCAGATTTATTTAAACAGATAAATCCTTTGTTTAATTCTTTTATGTAAAATGATTTCATTTTTATTATTTAATTCCAATAATCATGGTGATGTTTGAAAAACTCAGGGTTCTTTCTGTTTATGTAACTCTTAATCATTATCTTGAACATCCATAACACACCCTTGTTCTTGAAACGTCGTGATGATGTATATGTTCCCTTTATATTAACCACTTTAAAGTTCTTTGAGTTAACCTTCTGTGATATTGAATAGTCCTCGGCAAATAGTTCCTGTGGATTATATCCACCCACTTCCCAATATGAGTCTGTATTCCACAGTTGAAATCCTCCCACGGCGAATGGTGAACCGATTAAAGAAGAAAGAGATTGGAATATATCGAATACCCTAAACACCCATCTATAGGGATAGTCAGTACTGAATGGAACTGTTACCAAATCCTTCTTATGAGATAAGCACTCCTCTATAATCTTTGGGTTGGTTAATAAGATGTCCGCATCCAAGAATAAAATATACGGAGTTACCGCTAACATACTTCCATTTAATCTCCCCTGTGCTGGATATCCTCCTTTGATAACTATAATCTTTAATATGTGTCTGAAGTCTGCTTGTATTCTCTTAATCCACAGTATTGAGTCATTATCATCTGATATATCTGCTATGATTAATCTTACCCCGTCGATGTGGTTCTGTCTTGATATGTATTGAATACAGTTATATAAAATCACCCCCTCGTTTTTACTTGGGATTACAATTGTTAATCTCTTACTTAATGACCGTGTATTCATCGTTGTTGTATATAATATAACTATTATTTTCGATAAAATCACCAGTGTTTAAGTATCTTACACCATTAATTATTTTATCATCAGGATGATGAATGTGTCCACACATTACAGTTGTACAGTTATGTTTGATGCCTTGACGAACAATTTCTTCTTCAAAGGATGTCATAAACTTTACAGCCTCCTTAACTTTGTTCTTTAGATATTTGGATAGTGATCTCTTATATCCCCAAGATTTTAATCTTCTATCAATTGATATTGCCAAATCATAACCAATTGATCCTAATATACCTAGCCATTTAAGTTTCACCACACCATCATATAAATCACCATGGGTGATGTAAGTGTTCTTGTAGATATATTCATCGTGAACCTCTATGTTTCCAAATGATAGTTCAAGGTAGTCCCTCATGAATTCGTCGTGGTTGCCAGGAATATAAATAACTTTTGTTCCGTTCTTTGAATAGGATAATATCTTCCTAAGTACATTGGTATGTGATTGAGGCCAACGGAACTTCCTTTTTAATAACCATCCATCAATAATATCTCCCACAAGGAATAGATATTCGGGTTGGTATTGTTTAAGAATGTTTAGGACCTCATTTGCGTTGGAACCTTTTGAACCCAGATGAACATCTGAGATGAATAATGCTTCTATCTTCATTCTCTATAAATAGTTCTACAAAACCGGAACTTAGGTTAACATATTATTATCGACTTCCGAGATTGTCACGATTCTACTTCCGAGATTGTCATATTATTCAGTAAAATAAAATATTTTTTTTATTGGAATATTCTAATTACTTTTGTGATATGAAAAAAATATATCTATTTGTTACGGTTTTGGTCTGTGTATTGATTTTATCAACTAACACCCGAGTTATTGATGATTCATTTTTAAAAGAGTCCCCCAAACCCTACGTTAAACCTATTTTACATATTGTCGCTTTGGGAGATGTTAATGATTCGGATATTTTGTTTGTCAAAAAGTCTGTGGAGTCTTTTTACCCCGAAATTACCTGTGTAATTGATAAGAAAGAAGAATTAACCTCGGATATATTAGCCTCGAGTGGTACAAGATATGAGGCCAGCAAAATAATTACCAAATATAATAGTGATAAAAATATCCTACTCATTACAAATGTTGACATTGCCTACCACAATAAGGTTAGAAACATAAAAGAGTATGGAATTATTGGTTATGCCTTTCGTCCGGGTAAAACCTGCGTAGTTTCAACATTTAGAATTAAAAGAAACGGAAAGGCTAAATTAATGGATAGATTAGAAAAGGTCGTACTTCATGAAATTGGTCATAATCTAAACATTCCTCATTGTGAGAATGATAAGGAGTGTTTAATGCACGCAGCAGATGGTACGGTGACCCAAATTGATAGAGAACGTGTTTGGATTTGTGATATGTGTAGAAAGAAAATTAAGCCTTTGACTTAAAATCAATAATCGTATCGATAATGATTTTTTTAATTTCAGATTCTGCAACCAAAGGTTCGTTATCATCACCTTTAGTGTTTTTAACCAATAAATCAGCACCTTCACCCATAGCAAAAACCCTAAATCCAGGTTTTCTAATTAAAGTTTGAACTTGTTCAGAGTCGACAAATGACGCTGGAATACCGATACAACCATAACTTTGGTTTGCGGCCAATATGGCTTTAATACTATTGATATATTCCGCAGGGACTTTACCATTGTCAAGATCGGATTGTAAAAGGGATTGTAGTTCCCTACTTGGTTTTAGTCTTTTTTCCATATTCGGAATTCCGTGAATTGCAGTACCGATACCTTTTTTCATTGCGGCAGTAATTGTACCTTCTAACTTTATTGGTGCCAAATTAAATTGGTTACTACTTTTACCAACATAACCCTTTTTGTATACCAACCCTTTAATTGTGTAAATACCTTTAGGTAAGAATCTAGAAGCAACTTTTTCTATTGGTCCCATATAAGGAGGTTGGGGTTCTTTTGTTTCTTTATTTGTACAAAAATGTGGTTCAGAATTCAACCCATTTATTTTACACCAATCCTCTCTTGAAAAAGCTTTATGTGACGATAATTCTTTTTGAGCATCCCCACCATCCACAACAGAAGATTTGGCAACATATTTTCCACCAACATCAAATAGAAAAATTAAATTATCTTTAGGGTCATAAATAAAGAAAGGTGCGTCATCCATTTTTTTATTTTTTATATGTGTAAGCTCAGCATCAATTCTTGGACTATATTTATAATTACCACTTTTTAATGTATTAGGGTTATTTGCTTTATCGGCAATATCTAACATTATTTTACCGTCAGAGGAACAACGATATGTTCCTGGTTTTTTATTGGATATTGAATAATATTTACCATCATTAGTAAAAAAATATCCTTCGTAAAACCCCGTACCATGTATTTGGTAACTACCAAAACGCATTGTATTAAATAAATTGGCCATATTTAATGCGGAGCTTTGTGGTTTACCAAACTTTTGGACACAAGATGGATAAGAATTAACATCCCAAGGACTAGTGTTTTTTACTGATGATTTGTTATCAACCGATGGTTTGTTACCACTAGCATTGGTGTAACGTTTAAGTGCCGCATCGGTCAATGGACCAAAGTATCCGGTCGGTTTATTGCTTTTAGTCTTTAATAGTTTTAAATCTATAAGCTTTTGTTGTAGAGCTTTAACATCTGCCACTTGACCCGGATTTTTATTTCCACCGTCCCCCAATTTTAAGTTCTTTGGATTAATATTACCTTGTTTAAATTGCTCTTGAACAACACTTTTAACAATATTTAATAATTGATTTTCACTAAGTTTAATAACTTTATTTTCCATAAAATAGTCTATTTATATAAATATCATCACTTTAAATAAAACTATTACCAACTTCCGAAATTATCATATTACATCAGGAAAATTCCACATTGGGTGGTCTGAATATATTCTTTGTCCTTGTACTGTGTACCCATCTTCAATATGTCTAAACAACATAAATTTATATGGTCGAACACTATCGGGGTCAGTCATAACTTGGGTTACATCAAAGAATATTAATTCATCTGTGTTATAATATTCGGGGTATCTTTCGTCTATTGGTAAATTTGGTTGTACGGGTATTGTGTACTCATCACTATAAACATAACCCTTAAAGAAATTAAATGGTTTCATTTCTTCTCCTTCTTAATTCGTTATCAAATATAATAGACCATTCATTATGTGTTCTTCCTTCATACGGATTTGGGATAACCATATTGCCCTCCCCATTCATACATCTAATGATACTCACAATATGGTCAATAGATATATTCTCAAGACGATGTGATAACCCATTGGCCGTTACCCATCGTATTGGTTTTGGTTCCTGGAAGAATTTAAACGTTTTCATGTCTTGTGTGTAAGTTAACCTCAACAATTAATTGTCTAATGTGGTCTATGGTATCTTCATAACCACTTAGTATTATATCTTCAATTCTATCCGTTGTTATATAATCATCGAACATTAGTCCATAACAATCATCAATTCGCGTTATTGCCCTGTATCTTGTGGTTTGATTGTTATTTCCATTAGTATGTGTGAAATCTCTATTGGTTATAATAAAAACACCACTTCTGTCAAATGTTTCATTTCTCCAATTATTGAAATCCCTAATGGATGATGAAATTACCGCACATTCTCTTGTACGAAGTGCGCCGTATAGTGAATTCCTAAGAATATGAAAGTCATTATCAGGTGGACCCAATGGTTGAACCGGCACAAGGTCTTGAGCGATGGTTCTCCCCGCACCTCTTCTTACTATCGGAAGAAAATAATCTTCTTTCTGGAAGAACTTAAATGGTTTTATCATATTATACGTTTGGGTATTTTAAAAACCATTTAGCAAATTTATATAACAACTGAATCGTTGCAACAATAATAAACATTGGTGCTGTTACAAACCAACTCAATGAAAAGAATAGATAGGCTTCAGCATTATTTTTATAGTCATCATAATCCTCATCATGTGGTGGATCATAATCAATCCCCATCTTCTTACCATATAACTTTAAGAATGTTAGTGTTAGGATAAATCCTATTATATAAAATAAAAAGAAAATCATTATATTCGATTTAATTGTCTACCCGCAGCAGATGGTGTTGTTAGATAACATTTATATGACATTAAGCGACTGAAACCATTTTCTTGAACCGTGAATCTAAAATCATTTTGTAACATTTGTGTGACTGTACAATAATATCCTTTAAAGACAAAAGATGACCCAACTTGTAATCTACATCTATCTTTAAATTTATTCTTCTGAAAAAACTTGAATTCACTTACCATGCGTTTAATATTTTTGATATGACAAGAATTACTCCAAAAGTTAATGAACCAGCAATAAGAATAATACCTAAGATATCACCATTAAAATTTACCTCTTGAAAGAACATCTTTATCTTCATCCACCACTTTGGTTTAACAGTTGTTACCGATGTTGTTTGAAATAATCTTATTGGATTATCATTTAAATCTCTTTGTTCCGTTAAGTCCTCTTGATGAAATCCTCTTTCAATAAAGTACTGCTCCATCTCATTGTTGGATTGACGAAGTCTACCATATAAATCAGGGTTGGTATGGTATAATGCCCTTCTACTCATATGACCTTCTGGTGTATCGTCATTGAATGATGCGGTGACATGTGTTTCACCATCCAACATATCTACCGTACCCTTCTGAAAAAATTTAAACTCTCTCATACATTTCTTTTAATTTAAAACTTACCCCATTGGGATTTGTGTCTATTTTCTTCTGCGATTTTAAATCCTAACCAAATCTCTTTGATTATCTTAACCAATTCACCCAATGGGTTATTTCCTAATAGGAATCGCATCTTACTATTTGATTCTAACATTCTCTTATTCATAATTTAAACTGTTTGGGTAATATAATAATGTTGGGTTCTTCTTTTGGATATCAATGTTTGGATATTCTTTCTTAAATTCCATAACATCAAATCGTTTTGTTATTAAATGATAACCACTCTTTGTTGGTATACATGCCTCAAGTTTATCACCTTCGGGTCTTAGTGAATGAATCACTTCAATAATCCCAACCAATTCTTTAGTGTCTTTATTATCAACATCAATAATCCATCTCTTCTCAGTTGTTTTAATTTGACCAACAACCGAATCAAATACATTCTTTTGATTGATTTGTCCCGACTGAATACGAGTAACAATTTCGGTTATCATATTCATGGCGACATCTTTGTGATTTTGTTTCACAACATGAATATATGCTCTCGCTTTAAACACTTCACATAATGTTTTTATTTCGTCATATCTCATATTGAGATATGAAATACTATCAACACAGTATGATTTAATTGTTCTTACTGATTGATGATTATCTCTTTCACCTTCAGGTTGATCCTTCTTACGTTTGAACACATAAAGCATGTAGAAATCACCTTCATTATCAAAGTTCAACAATCGTTTAATATATTCAATGTTGTCTATCATATATGTTTCCGTTAAATTCTCCTCTGTTTATTATGTCACTTGGGAATGTGTACATGGTAATTGGTGTTCTGTTTATATATGGTAAAATTAAAAACAAAGAGAGTTTACCAAACCAAGTAAAATGATATATGTGTTTACTATCTTTAAGCATTAAAATGTCAAAAATGGTTAATAGATTTTGTTTTAATAATAAATCCAAATCTTTGATGTTATGAAATCCGTCTTCTTGATTTAAAACCTCATCATTAAAAAAAACATTTTGATAACTTGACAGTTTTTCTTTTAACTTAAAAAAATTACCACAAACATACACTAAATTATTGCTCTTTATTATTTTCTTAAATTCATCTTCATATAAATCAATTGGGTTGGTCATATTTGTTACATCATCTGTATCATAAATTTTACTTCTCCATTGAATTGTGACATAGTCTGATTTTTTTACGTTTTGATATTCATTCATGACATAATCACTAAATAAATTGAACTCTTCATCTATTGTTATTTTAGGTGTTTCATTATAATCAACACTTAATGTATTCAACAACCTCGGCTCAATTCTATGGTCAAATAAATATCGAATCTCATCACAATCCCCATCCAAAAATAAATCCCAATCCTTTTCGCCAGGAATATGTTCATCTCTTGTGTAGACATGTGTTATTCCATTGTATTCTTTGTTTACAAACGATTTGTCGTTTACAACAATATCATCGAAGTGACTTTTTAAATAATCTAAATTAAATAATTTACTAAAAATTGTCGATTCAAAATATTGTGTATGCTCACAATTAACAATCAGAGTTATGTGTTTTAAATGTGGTTTTAGTCTTTTACAAATAACAATTGATTCGTAAAAATTACGTAGTATAGTACCATAACCCTCAATTAAATTAATTTGAATCATTCCCCTCATCATCAATCGGTTTAATTTTTATGGTTCGTTTTGGTTTCTTAGTTTTCTTTTCTACCTTTGGTTTATCGACCTTCTTCTTTTTCTTTTTAGTTTCGATACCGTGTTCCTTTTTGTGACAGGTTGAACATAAACTAATTAATGTTTCGTTGTCATATTCCCATGGCATATGACCTTTAATATAAATTGTGTGATGTACTTGGAGTCTATGACTCTTCTTACCACAATGTCGACACATGTGTTTATCCCTTTTACGTATGAAAGATGCTTTAATCTTCCATTTGGGGTCCTGTAATAATTTATAATACTCATGTCTATTCATCTGTGTCAATTATTTCATGAACCTTTATTCCTCTCAACTTAATTGGTTTATGATTTACACCCACCAATATATCAATTCGGTTTTTATAACGTTTGTTCATCACATCTTTAACAGTGTAAACACCATTGTACTTTCCACCATTTGTAATTCTAACCTTAGTATTAAACTTCCATTTCTTTTTAAGATCTCTACTAACCGCAATTATCTTATGTCTCTCTGGATGTTTAGTATTGATTTTAAAACCACTCGCCGTTATGTTGGGGGTTGAATCTGTTTCTCCAATAACTGGACTATAAATTGTTAACGTAACAGTTTCAAATTCAATTACCGGTTCCACTACTTCAATTTTTTTGATGATAGGACTGGCAGTTTTTAACTCCTTAGGTGATATGACAATTAAAAACAAAGTCATCAATATGTTTGATATTGTCATTTTTTTATCCAATTAAATATTGATTAATTACCTTGTCGTCCTTAATTTCCGTTTTGATTAGATACTTCTCCACCTCGGAAAGTCCTTTCATTCTACGCTCCGCCTGTTCAAGGGTTTCACATTCAATAACTTCGTTACCGACTTCAATGTGGTATTTTATTTTTATTTTCATACATCAAAGATATGAATATACTAGAATATTACCAAATATTTTAAAGAGAAACGGATAAATTAAAATTATAATTTCCACCACCAACAACTGAAATAAAAGAAATAAAATGTTGTTCATTATCAATAATTGTTACAGTTACATTGTTCACAAAGTATTGATTATCATATAGTTTGGGGTATATTGTTGTTTCGTATTCACCGGTTATAATCAACCTTATTAACAGTGTTTTAACAATATCTTCCTCATCTATTGGGTAGATTGGGTTATCCCTTAGAAATTTAAACGACCTCATTGTTTAAATTTAACAATTTTACATTTAATAATTTTTCCGCATCCCCCATGTGAACAACCCTACTATGAAATCCAAACGACGTTTCAATTGTGTGATTGTCATCCAATGGATTTTGAACAACAAAATTTCTTGCTATATTATGTGGACAAATTTTCATACCCAAAGATACAATTTCATCTCTTTTTCTAACCGTTATGACAGTATCTTCGTTTGTTTTATTATCATAGTCGATTGTTTTTGTATATTCAAGAAGTCTTTTTGATCTTAAAGTAAAACCACCGCCACCTATTTGTTCTTCTGAGTATTGAATACCGTCCGTGGTTCTACATGGTGCACCAACATAATCGTAATTTAAAAATTCGTTATCCCATAATTCAGGGTTAAGAGGAAACCCATCGTCTTCAAAATGTAATCCATAGTCTGAATTGACATAATTACCAAATTCATGAAGACACCATTTATTCATTTCAATATATGTAAAGGGTTCAATTTGAATATGTTTAACACCCTCAACTTTTGGTTTATATGTTGAGACCATTACAATTTCTGCAAAGTCAATTGTCTTTGACATATAGGTTAATATTTTATCGATTCTTTCTGTTGTTTGTTTATATTGACCCCAACCACTATCTCTACCAAAAAAACCAACTGCTGTAATTCTTTTTAAATCTAATCTCATATATGTTTAATTATGTGTTGGTAGAATAAATCTCCCATTACTTTATGTCCGGTACCACCTAAATGATAATCTTTTATCTTTCCTTCGGTCTCTTCTATTATTTTATATCCACCATTTTTATTTGTAATTGTGAAAGCATTATCGTACCTATCTCTTATCATATCATTTAAAAGATAATGATTATTTTCTAAAAGATTATTAGTGTTGTATAAAACACCATTATCTATCGACCAATAAAATACTTTAAATCCAACAGACTTTGATAGTCGATTAACTATCTTTTCGTAATCATATAATTCATTCACGTAAGGTTTGAGGGTTCTATTGACAACAATTGATTCGTGACAATCCTCACTGATTGGTGAATTGGGGTTGTTGATTTTACCCGGACCCAACTTTAACCATCCGTTGTCGTCTAATGCTAATCGATATCTTTCTAAAAAAGTCCATTCGATAATGACAATATCATTTACATTAAACTCATCACATCTCTTACAAACCTCTTGAAATATTTGCTGATTACCTGACGCACCTTCACCGTAATTTTTTAAATTAAAATTTAAGTTCTCAGATAAAACAATTGGCCAAGACTTGGGGTACTGACCTCCCATATGTATTTTATAATCGACATAGGTATCCACATTACATGTACTATAGTCTTCAGTGAAGCTACAACCAAATGTGAATAGTGTGTTCATATTACTTAAATCTTTTGTTTAATATAACTAAATAATCTTTAAAAAAGAAATCATGTTCTTTGATGTCTTGTTCAATATATTTGTTATATATCTTGGAGTATATAAAAACCGTTTTATTTTTCATTATATTTTTATCCCCCATCTCATCACCCCAACTTGCATCAACATAACCAATATCTTTAATTCCATCTTTGTTATAATCGTAATATAGTAATTTAGGTTTACCCCCATCCCGAGATTTTGTTTTCATATTAGGGTTGAATTCCACCACGGACTTATCCAATACATAACCATTATTGGTTTTTTTATAAACGAATATGTTCCAGTACGAAGATTTACCATCAACACCAAATCCATTTGTTGCAATGATATCTCCATTATCTGTTAAAACATAATCATTTGTAGAAGTCTCTTTACCATATTGTGACAGTCTTAAAACACTTGAGTTGTTAAATCTTCCCTGTCCCTTATTTAATAAAATCTTTTGTGATTTTAGTCCACTTTCATAAACACTTAAAACGATATCATTAATACCGTCTTTATTTACGTCAGCGATTACCCCAACATTACCCGCACATTCTGAACAACTTTCACCAAATCCATTATTATTTACATTCGGGAAATTTATTTCATCTTCAACAAATACCTTTTTTCCTGATGAGGTAAAATAGGGTGAACCTTTAATTCCCTTATATATAAACATAAAATTATTAGCACCCACAACCATCTCAGGTAAACCATCACCATCTAAATCACCAATGTCACCACCGGCTTTAGTTATGGTTGCATTTCCACAACAAGATGTTGGATATGTTCTGTCTTCGTTTTCAAATATCGGTATCAAATTATATTTACCAGTACCATCACTAACAATTAATTTGATTGGTGTTTCGGGACTATCGTCTGTAAAAACTACCATATCAACATAATCGTCTTCGTTTAAATAATAAGGAATAATTTTGAATGCAAATGGTAAAGATTTTACATCTTGATTAAACAACGATGTTTCATCATATGTATTTGTCTTTGTGTTGAATATTAAAAACGATGGTGATATAAAGTCACCTGCGCCGGGTGTGAATACATCAACCCAACCATCTAAATTAAAATCACCCGCAACTGATTGACTCCAACCTGCATTTATAAAATTATGTTTATATGCAAATGAATTTGATAATGGTAGGGGATTTTGGAATGTTTGAATTATTAAATCTTGAGGTATTCCTGTACCTCTTAACCAGTATTCTTTACCTAATTGTTTAGCGTTAGAATTAACTTTGTATCCTTCGTAGGTTTTTGTTACCGGAGGAGAAGGAGGATCAATCGGTATGATTGTTATTTCTTTTTCACAAGAAACCAATACGATAGATAACAAAAAAAATAGATATCTCATGTTATAATTTTTAACAAAGATACCTACATTTCTAGTATATTCCAAATTTATTTAGAAAATAATAAATTTATTTCTCTTTGTTTTAGACTATAAATATACTCCTCCAACCTCAATTTGTTAGATTTGCTTTTATGATATGTCAATTCAAATAATTCACCCATATCTTTATCACCACTATTTTTTAAGAAATCACAAAAATCTTTGTAGTTATTATTAAATTCAACATTTAAAAAATAAAATCCATTGGAAATCAATTGTTTATAGACCTCTTCTTGTAATAAAACATATGATGGTGTGGGAACTAAAAATGTTTTTATTGTCTTTTCACTAAAAAATAGACCAACCAATTGACCGTTAGATTCTTGTAGTTGAGTTTCCATCACAAGGTTAAACTTACAGGAATTATAATCCACAATGAATGGTGTGTGATATTGATTATAGTTATTGAAATACCAAAACCAATCTTCATCACTATACGTCTTTTCAAATATTTTTCCGGTTTCAATTGCCTCTTTTATAGATTTATCTCTTGTGGAATTAATTGATTTTGAATAAAGAAATACTTTATTTAATCTATTTGAGTTTGTAAATAAATGATTCCCCTTTTGAAAATAGTTGAATCCTAATTTGGTATAGAAATATGTTAATGAGTACCTAAAATCTAATATAAATCTATTACCCATATTTGTTTGAAAATCGGATATTACATTCTGATTACCACTTCTTGCCAACACATTGGTTGATGTAAAATAATATTTTATTTTATTCAACTTATCTAATGGTCTTGGTTCAGTATCATAAACCGTTTCTGACATGTAATTAACTAAAGAATAATTAAAGTTTTTTATATCTTCAGATTCGAATTTAGTTATGTAATGATTCACCTTATCAAAGTCACATAAAACAAAATGAACATAGTTCTTCTCGGTTAAAAGATTCACTATATTCATTACAGTATTTTCATTGCTGTTCGTTATTTGTACAATGTACTCACCATCATTAAGACGAAATACTATGTAGTTATTACTAACAGAAACAATATCAGAATTAGGTGACAAATAGTATACCCAATAAAGAACAATATCGGTACTAACACACAAAATGATTTTACTGTCCACAATCTTATCGATTGTTAAAACATTTTGTTTGTCCTTATACTTGTCAAATAAGTTCATTTAAAATTGTTTTTCTAATATCACGATTTATATAATCTATTGTTATTATATAATGCTACGGGATTTTCCTCAGCAATCAAACCATATTCTCTTGTGACATTTTCGTAAATCACATCTTTGGTTTCGTTAATGTATTTTGCTATAATATTACAAAACCCATAATTAGATTCATCTACTTGCTCTTGTTCAGTACCGGGTAATCCACAATAATATGCTTCACCTACTTCGCTGATGAACATTCCAGAGTAAAATCCTCTAAGTTTAAACATGTCAACAAATTTATCGGCGTTACACCAAATGTAAACATTGTTGGTTTTACTTTTTAAATAAGGAACAACAGATTGGTCGATAATATATGCTCCAGCATTTTTGAATTGACCAACAGAAAACAATCCACCTGGACTGCCGTGACCCATCATCATGATTCTGTCGTGTTCCAAAATTAATTGAATTAACTCTGTTTTACTAACACCACCAGTGATAATAGTTTTCTCTTGGATGGGTGAGTATACAATATCCAAAAAAGAAGTACTACTATCTTCTGGATGTATTATTAATGTTTTCATTTTATTTAATTTTTAAACTGATTTTTTCGTAAATAATTGATGTCAAGTTTCGATATGAATCTTCATTTTTTACTCTACTTCTATGTTGTTCGATTGCGTGAATAACACTTGTGTGATCTCTACCTCCCACCATTTCACCAATATGTACTAATGAATAATCGTAATAGTCTTTCATGATTGAACAAAAGATAAAACGAGCATTAACGATTTCTTTCTTTCTTGACCTCGAAACAATCTCACCGATAGTAACCCCCGACTCTTTGGAGATAACGTCTAAAATGTCCTCTTTTGATAGTTTAACACGATTTGTTCTCGTCTCCTCTAAAATCTTTCTTTTATCACCAATTGTAAGTTTCAAACCAGGAAAAGAATAAGGACTAATTGTTACTTTTTTTAACATGTATTTGTTTTAGACCACAAATATAGGGAAGTAATTGGAATATTCCAAAAATATTTAGAAATTCCCAAATAAAAATTGATATACAACTTCGGGTATTCTTGTACAAATTCTTTCATTACCTTCAGAATCAGAACATTTTATATTGGGTAAATTTTTAATATAATCTCTCATATATTTTGGTCCCATTTTAAGTCTTTTAACAATTGACTCCCTATCGTACAGTTTGTCTGCGTCGTAGTATTCCAATAGAATTTTGTTAAGTTGTGATTCTGATACCATTAATTTCATATCAATAAATATCTAACCAAAATGTTTTATCTTCTTAGGGTTCCTCGTCTCGGTATATTAATCACCGCCATTTCTTCTGTGGGATTATTAACCAACGTCATCCTATCAATAATAGTTTGGGGTTCGGGTTCTGATTCACACAATTCGGTCATTTCAGATACCTCCATCATGTCTTGTTGGGGTTCCTCGGTTACATCTTGTTCATAATTCTCTCTGTGAATTGCGTCCTCGATTCGTGCACTTAACGGTCGTTCTACTTGCTGCCAATTTGATTCTTCGACTTCCACGGGCATCGACCCACTTTTGTATGTTTTAGACTTCAATAAAACGTCCTCTTTGGCCCTCATATCATCACCCAACATGTAACGATTTGTTTTGACTTTAGGGTCTTTAACATAGTCACGAATAAACCCAATTAGTTCCAATGTTAATTCAGAATCTGTAGAATCAATACGAGAATCTTTTTGGTTCCAATATGAAAATTCTGGATCATTTTTATCTAATGAATAAAATGACGCAACTTTATAACCAGTAACTTTATTGATACAATAAATCAATACCCCTTTTGACGTATACTTTGTAAAATACTCCGGATTGGTTTCTTGAGTTGTACACCATTTAGTATTAGAACCATATTTTTTAGACGATGCGTACGTTAGTGGTCTTAATAATAACCACACATCGTCTTCGTGTATCTTAATGATTTGAGTTTCCATTTCTTTCATGTCAACTCTCATTTCAGCAATACTAACAGAAGAAACAATTTCTTCAAATGATTTATATTTTGTTAAATCGTTCTGTGTGATTAAACCTCTTTCATTATATTCACAGAATTTTCTAAAGGTTTTTAAATCTTGTTCATTAAAAAATGTATCTAAAAAACGATGAACCAATAATAATTGAATGTCTGAGAAATTATCCAAAGACTCAACACTAATAAAATCAAATGTTGTACTGATGTGAGTTTTCACTTCTTTGATGTGTCCCTTAATATTTGGGGTACTTTTCATCAATCTAAGTAACGTGTCTGTATACTTAGATTTTGCATCAGGACTAAACAATTCTAAAATAGAAATAATATTTAGATTGTTGTCAGGGTTTAGTTTCAAGTCTTTAATCTTAGACATGTTTTAGTTTTTAATTTATGTAAAAAAATTCAGTTTTTTTATATTTTTTTATATCAACGTCCAATTGATTCCAATTTTTAATTATCTCTTCCGCCTGTTCTTTATTTTGAAATGGGTAATCTCCGGACATCCAAATTTTAAACGGTAATGGAAAATAATTTGTTCTATACCACACTTTTTGTTGTGGTAAATACATTCTAGTACCACCAACAACCCATGATTGAATTCGATACTTCGGTTTTGCGTATAATGTTACCACTCCCAATAACATTATAAATATAATTAACTTTTTCATATTAATAAAATTTTCTCAATACCTCAATAACATCCCACGCATCTTCTAATGCGTTGTGTGTAACAATTCCACTAACACCCGCACGTTCTTTACACTGTGTTAAATTAGGTAATGACTTATCACTCTTCCAATCAACCATTAAGATTGCCGGGTCCAATACTCTTTGACGAGTACGGATTAACTTTTGCCACCATGGTAATTCTTGTAGGAATAGTTTATCAAATGTTCCAAAGTTCTTACCCGCAACATTTAATGTGATTGGTTTGGTTCTTCCGTCAATGATTGGTGTTAACTTTCCATTTACGTGAGTTGATTGTGAATCTAAAAGTGAGAATCCATTACACCAAAGAAACATATAGAATTCTTTGATTACCTCATCTTCATGATAAAAACTATAATCAGAATGTGTTTGTATAAGATGTTTAGTCTCATCAGTACCTTCAAGATATTCACCAATCATTTGAATAATTCCTCCATTCATAGTGATTGCTCTCGGTGAACCGGTGATTTCATTCTGAAGAACAATTGCATTGAACTTAGGACACTCCTCGTATGGTAATTTATTTTCAGTATCTTCGATGATTGCACCGATAGATAATACTTTGTGTTTCTCGTGGTCAAGACCAGAAGTCTCGATGTCTATTGATACGTAAATCATATTGAGTTCTTTTTTTCGTCATGTTCTTTTACTAATTCGTTTATCCTACTCTCAATTTTAATCATCAACGCAGATTCTAAAGTTTTATCTTTCCAATTTGTTTCAAAATAAAATCTTGCTGTGTTAAATTTTAATTTAATTTGGTGAAGTTCAAAACCTGGTATTAAAATTAATTCTTCCATTACTTTATCCAAGTAATCGGTTACATCCGAAATATTAAATCCCAATCCATACCAACCTTCAGGTATGTACTGTTTATATTTCTCGTTGAATTCTTCCGCTGTCATTAGTATTTGTTTTTATCTGATTTACCTAAATGTGCACGACCTTTAATTGTTCCATTAAAGTTGTCCTCTTCAATATTTCTATCAACAATCAACGAAGTACTATTAAGACTTATCATCTCTTGAAGTGTCTTCTTAGCAATTGACCCAACATACTTTCTTTTGTGTTTGGTGTTGTCAGCACCTAACAATGGTGCCTCAAATTCAACCTCCACCTCCAAACTAATCGTATATTTGAATAACATAAATTATATTTTATAATCCTAAAACTTTTAATTGGTCGATGGTATGTTTTGCGTTAACATGATGAATACCGATACCACCAGCATCTCTCCACCCTTGGATGTTATCCAATCTATCGTCAATCAAAACATTTTTAGGTCCCGCAAAATCTTTCTTATGTTTCGCACTTCTCAATATCAAATGAACGCCCGGTAATTCTTTATTGACCCAATCATGTTTGGCAACTCTCGAATCATTTTGTCTAGATGGTGCCGATAAAAGTTCAGGATTATATTTCTCGATATATTTCCACAATCTTTTACCATCTCCCATCCACTCTAAATTAATCCAGAAATCGTATCCTGCCTTATTAATTGGGTCCCAGAAGTCCGTGTCGGTTCTATGTTCACCATTAAGACTATCACCCGTTAATTTTTTATAACCTTTATCGAAATCAACTAAGACTCCGTCCATGTCACAATATAGTTTAAACTCACTCATCGTTGTTTATATGTTAATCCGTAAAATTCGTAATTTTTTTTAACTGATTCAAGTTCACCAAAATGAATTGCCTCATCTTCATCTTTGTATATGGCGTCTACAGGACATTCTGGAACACACGCCCCACAATCAATACAGATATCAGGATTAATGTAGAGTTGCAGACCCATTAATTCATTTTTACCCATCATATCAACTTCCCTACCCATACCATCAGTAACAATTGGACCGTTAATACAATCCACAGGACATACTTTAACACACGCGGTGTCACAAGTCGATATACACTTACTACCAATTATATAACTCATATGACAAAGATAATCAAATAATTTGATATATCCAAAAAAATACAAATAAAAAACCCCACAACTGTGGGGTTTTACTAAAAAATATATTTAAACTAATTATTTTACACCTAAAATTTCTCCTGTTTTGGCATTCATTACGTAAAATCTACCATCTTCCCCCTTAGCAACACCCAAAACAACACCATTTTCACCTACACCTTCGGTGGTCTCAGATTCAATTGGTTCTTCATTCATTTGTTCGTTAACGATATTGGTAACGATTTTCTCTATATCTGATTGTTTTAATTTAACTATTTTTGACATAATATCTCTTTTCTATATAAATATTAGTTTTTTTATTTAATTTTAAATTTCCACATAAATTGGTGTTTGTTCCCCAACATAAGTTCCTAAAACATTATGATCTAGAAAATCCATGGCCTCCTCAAAGGTCATTTTATCCCTTTCTACCAAAATCGTTCTCATCTTATTAATATCATAAACTAATCTCATTTTAAGTGCCTCCACACCTATTACCGCCTCATCGAACCCGTCGACCATCAGTAATTCTTCATCTTGATAAACCTCAAGTATTTCTAATAATGTCATAGTAGAATATAAGAAAAAAAAATAGAATTAAAAAATTATCCCACAACATTTTTCATTCCATCAACATGATGGTCGTCTTGACCGAGTTCGGAACCTATCGGTTGTTTCTTCATTGGATTCATTATCTCCCTATGTAAATCATAAGGTCTAAATTCAGTATGTCCATCCATACCCACATCCATTCTTCTAAATGAAATCTTTCTTTCATTAGGCAAGTGTGAATGTCCATGAAGGTGTATACGACCCTTTGCGAGACCATTCCACGATAGTATTGGAAAGTGCATACATTCCATCGTCTCACCCATATAGTTCAATTGTAGGAACCATTGTGTTGATGTGAATAGTCTTTGTACGTTATCTCTGTTATTAACAATATGGTGGTCGTGATTACCATATATTAAATGGATTTCTTTACACCAAATTCTATTACGTAATTCCTCAATACTTTCGAATCCACCGAATGACCAGTCACCAAAGTGTATTAACATATCGTCCTGACCCACAACCTCATTGATGTTGTTCACAATCGATGCGTTCATCTTATCTAATGTTTCAAACGGGCGTGTTTGTTTCTCAGGTATATTACCATTAGGTAATCTCCAATTAGTTACACCTCTACATATGTTGGTGTGGTTGTAATGTGTGTCCGAAGTCACCCATACTTTTCTATCGTTTGATATCTTTAACATTACCCTCTGAAAAATTTAAAATCTTTATTATTGTATCTTCTATTTGGTGGTTCTATTCTCTCTATTGCGGATCTAATTGCTCGTTCTCTTTCTGATTGTGCTTGAGCAATTCGTGATATTGGTGGTGGGGGTGGAATAGTTCTACTATAATTTGGAATCGCATTTTTATTAATTAATCCTAATGTTTGAAACCATTTTCTGTGTCTATCATTAGTTTCTCTTTCTTTCTTTCGTTTTTCTTTTATGATTTTTTCTTCATCGTCCCCAATTAATAACGCCAATATGGGTCCCAATATTACTGCACCTATTATTATATCTAAACCTAACCTCCAACGTCTACCGTGATAGACCATTACATATATTGCGGATACAATCCAAAAAAATGACAGTACAGCAATTAATTCGTTACTCATTTAATAAAATTTATTTAACAAAAATCATCTGATGATGAAACTCTTAGTCCATCTACAATTCTATCATCGTATTCTGGTTTATCGAAGAATGAACCCGCACCTTTTTGACGTTGTTGAATTCGATATATTTCATTGACAACTAATCCATTAGGTTCCCCCCAATTAAGTGCCATGACGATAAATTCGTTTACATCCTGTTCCTCACCATATTCATCAACAACTCTACCTGAACGAATAAATTCTAATAGACTTTCTTTATCGTGATAATACTTGTCCTTATGAAAATTCCAACAGAACTTCCAACCGGAACTTCTTTTACCTAAATGTATGTTAGTATCTTCCAAAAACATTTCCCAAGGTGAGAACCATTCCCAATCTTTTCTTGGACTAATGAATCTAAACCCACCCTCAATATTTGCCGGTGTGAGTTCAAGGTTATTTACAAACTCGATTAAGGTTTGTTTACGTGTCTCCATTTCCTCGTGTGTCGGTACTCTGTAGTAGTTAGTGCTCATAGTTTAGTTAGTTACACATCAAAGATAGAAATTATTTTTGATATCACAAAATATCCCAATAAAAAAAATCCCCACATTTCTGTGAGGATTCATTATATCATTTATTCTATCATTAATTATTCATAATCTTTGCTAAGTCCAAAGAAACATGTGACCAGTAAGTGTCCCAAAAGAATTCATCATCAGAATTAACACCGTACTCGTCGATTCTATATTGGGTCTGAGCCATCGATGCCAATAATTGTTGGAACCCTAACTTCGACTCCTTTGGTAAATTCAAATAAATTCTTCTGTAGAAGATGTGAGTTGTATTAATACAAATCACAAATCTATTGTTCTCATAAGACAACTTCCAAAAAATACCCGTACTTTCGAATGGTTCAAAACGGAAGTCTAAAATCTTTTTATCAATTACCTTTGCCTTTCTATTTGCACCTTCTTTACTATCATCCTTCAATTTCTTATTTGGATTGGCAACAAACGATACTTTTACCTTTTCCTCCTCAGTCTTGGGAGCAATAAACCCAGCGTTGACTGCGGATTTGTTTACCGCTCTTGCAATTTCATCGTTCTCCTTCTCCTGCTCAGCAGAAAGAACCATCTTTTTTTGTTTGTTCTCCTCTTGTCTCTTATTTCTACCCCACAACAAAAGTGATCCGATTTTGTTATATAAGTCAGGCATTTTCTCTTTATCAATTTTAATACCTGAAGTCTTATTAAAATTAACATTGAAATCTCTGGTTAAACTCTTAGGGATGGTAAACTCAATTCTACATCTACTATACCACGAGTCAAATAATTTCGTTCCACAAGTTGTTCCACCAATTTCAAGGTATCTACCTCCATAATTTACAAAACAACCATACTTTTTAAATGACCATTTATCATCACTCTCACCCTTTTCTTCATCACCTTTTTTTTCGTCCCAAGAAATTTTATCCTCCAAAACATCCAACGCTACCGCCTCAATCTTAATCACCTCATCTTTTACAGTCGTCTCAACAAAATTGGTCTGAGTTTTATCACTACTTCTATATAATGGGTCGGTACCAATCACCTCATCATCATTTACAAAAATCTTGACAATCCCATTTTTTAATGTCGGATAAAACACTACACCCAAATTCTTTTTCAATACCGATGGATGAAAATTAACACAATTATTAATTAAAATTGTGGTCCCAATTTCGGAGGTTGTTGGGAGAGCAAATGCGTCAATGTTTCTTACATTTGTTAACGGTTTCCAAACTAATTTTGTGTTTTCTTCACCATTATTTGTTAGAATCTCCACCGCTGAATATAAATCAGTTTCATTTTCAGTATTCAATAAATTTAATGTTGATGTTTTCATACCCATACCAAAATAACCAACCTGATTATTTGTATAGGTTCTATCACAACCTAAATCCATGTTGTTAAAAACTTGGGTTAATGACATTCCACAACCATTATCTTTAATGATTAATGTTGCCGTTTTCTTGTCATAAATAACATCGATTCGTGTTGCGCCGGCATCTTTGGAGTTATCTAAAAGTTCGTAGATTGCCGTGTAAGTGTCATAGTTAACACTCGTTAAAGATTCGAGAAAGAATCTATCCGTAGTTTCAATTTGTTTAGAACTGTGGTAAACGGGTACCATTTCTTCGTTTTTAGACACAGTTTTAGTGTCCGTTACTTGATTTTTCATAAAAATTTGTTTTAGTGTAAAAATTTTATTTACACAACAAAGGTACAACCTATTAATGATATAACAAAATATTTCTAAAAATATTTTTAAAATTTATACACATTTTACATAATGTAGATATTCAAATGTCTCAATATCACTGTAGTTTCTATTTAATGAGTCTCCGTCTTCTTTATTTTTGTTGATGTCGGATTTATACCTTTGGTATTTTTTTGTGAAAAGTCCATATTCGCCCTTGGTAGACATTATTTCTTTAATCTCTTCCAATGATAGTAGTCCCTCATTGTTATAACTTACAAAAATATATTTGGAATTTGCATTTTTAATTAATTCTTTGAATGCATTTTTAACCTCGGTCTTCCTTGAATACTTCGATACGGTTTTATTTAATCTGTTTCCAGTTACACCCTTAATTTCGGGATTATCATATTTTGCAATCGTCTCTAAAATATGATAATTATCACCGTACACCCTATTATTATATGGAGGATCCAAATATAATATATCAGGAGTAATTTCTTTTATCAAAATATTAGCATCCATGTTAAATACTTTATTATTTTTGTCACTTTCAATTATCTCTAAAGATTCTAATTTAACCAAATTTAATGCACTTTTCTTAAAATTCTTTAAGAACGCACCATACACTGAAGTTGTGTTGGCTTTTTTATCTACGGATTCTATTAATGATGCCAATAAAAAGAAATACTCATTCTCATTTATTAGTAAATTATTTTTCCAATTCTCAATTTCAATTCTAATGCTATCACAAATTTGACCATTGATGTCAGAAAAATATAACCTCGTATGTTCCTTGTTAATTGTTCCTCCAGAGCAATAATTATCATAGATAAATCCATTTATTTTTGGGAGTTTACTCAAATAATCACAAACTATATTTGATTTATTTTTTAATTCGGATTCTAACAAGTTTGGGATTAGATTATTTAAATTTGTAAAATTTAAATAATCGTTATTAACGATTAAATGTCTATTTAACACATAACTATAATATTGTAAATCATTGGATATTATCTCATACCCCAATTTTTTAAAATGTTTACCAACAATTCCCGTTCCTGCAAATAAATCACAAAATGTTTTGCAATCCTTATCTACAATAGACGTTATTGATTCATCTAAAAATTCTAATAATCTTAGTTTACTTCCTATATAATTCATCTATAAAAATATCACCATGGCATTGGTGGTGTAGTTATTTTTTATACCATTTATTTCTTTGTTAAAATCTATTTTATAAACTTCGTTAAAATTTAAATCCTTACAAATTTGTTCTATTTCCGATATTGATTTAATCGAATCTGATAAATCAATAATAAAAATTCTGTCGTTAAAATCAAATCTTTCTTCTCCTTGATTAGTGTATAAATATTCCGCGACAATTTTCGGATTATTTAATGCAACATTTTTCCAATCCTCACCATAATCATTTTTAAATTGTGTCGTAATCCCACTGGTATTTTTTAAATCCCATTTTTTGTCAATGTACACATCAACACCTTTAGAATTAGATAATGTTGGTAATATTTTATTATTATTTTTAACTAAGAAATATTCAAACAAGAACGCTCTTGAATTATTATATGATTTTATAATTAAATTTTTTTTACATTTTATTAAATGGTCTTCTAACGATTCTTCTAATGTATTATATTTTCTGATTGTTTTAATTTGTTCTCCTTCATATAAAGATGGGTGAAATGCCCATTCCTTGTTACAATCATAGTCATCATTAATTTTTTTTGTACACTCATCATATTTTTTACAATACATCAAAAAATTATCATTTGAATATTTCGTTTTCAATATTTTTAATCTTACATAACTATGAAAAGTGTCGTAGTCTAATTTTTCAAATAATAAATCATAAATTTCTTCAGATTTTAATTTTTTAAGTTCTTTAAAAGTTTTTCCGGTTTTTGTACAAAGTACAAAATCAATAGCATTATCTTTATTTCCTATTATTTTTTTTACATCATCCTTTGTTAAATCAATCATCGTACAATATTTTTTATCACATCTTTATTAATAAAAATATAAGAAAAAATATCGGTAATAAAAAACCCCTAAATAAATTTAGGGGTTGAGCGAAACACGTACGTGTGTCAATCCAAGGATACTACCCAAGGAGGGGCTTATATTAATTTTGAGTACCTACTTTCTTAGTAATATCGTATTTTTTAACGTTTGCTAGTTTTAATGTTTCGATAGGTTTTAATTCCATAATCTTACCTTTTAACTCGTCTAACGCTTCGATTAGTCCAGATTTAATTGTTAAACTGTCCATTACGGTACGTTCTTCATTAAATTCTTCACCACCTTCTAACGATACTCTCTTTGTAATTGTGAATTCTTTGTCTAAATCTAAACCACCCGGAAGGTATCTATCTTCTTTTAATTTTCTACCAAATTTAGTGGTAAACTTAACCGTCCAAACATATTCTTCATTAGTTAAAACTCCATTTATTTTAAAGTCAGTTCTAACCGTAACATCTAAATTTGCCTCATCAAAACCATACGCATCCAACATATATGCCGGCGTTTTACCAGCGTACTGTTTTGAATTTTTTCTTGTTTCTTCCCAACGTTGGTAGTTTTTATTAAATTGACGAGCTAAGTGATATGACTTAAATTCTTCGGGTGTTTCCTTACCTGTGATTCTTGAGGTAACGAATTTTAAAAATTGTTGTGATGATTCATATGAATTGAATGTGTGTGTGGCGTATTCAATTCTATTATTATTTACTTTACCATATCTATCTAAATGTTTTCTATCTCTTGCTCTAACTTCAGGAATACTTAATTTAGATAATTTTTCTGACATTTCAGGAGACGCCATGTACTCCTCAACCAATGAATTCAATTCTCTTTTAATTTTAGTTTCTGATGGCATTTTATTACCTGTAGGTACATATTGAGCACCTGTCTTCATACTCCTTGGTTGACATTTAGTTCTATTCCCGTCTTGTAGACAAACCCTATCTTGTCCTATTTTGTTTGCAATACTGTCTAAAAATTCTCTATTGGCTTCTGTAAAAACATCAAGTTCTTGTCCTTCTAAAAAGAAATAAGCCTTCTCTTCTCCCTCAACTTGGTTTGGATTAACATACCATCCGTCAGGAATATCTGTATCATTATCGTCTTTGAAAATGGGAACGAATTTACGTATTCTACCACCACTGTCTTGGGTTCCTTTAGCTTTATATGCTAATTCATCCATCTCCATATTGGATTCGGTGATTAGATTAAGTAAGTCTTTCTTTAATATTTGTTTCATTTGTGGATATTCTTATAATAATATAAATACTACTAAAAATAGATTAATTAAGCAATAGATGTGTCCATGAAACTATCCATTTTTCTTCCCCCTTGTGCAATTAATGAGTTTGGACTTCCCTTTCTTCTTTCGAGGAACAATCTGTTTAGTTCTTCAGGGTCCGTTATACCTTCACTAACAGCACCATTAATCACTTTAGCAAACCTTTGAAACCATCCTGGTCCATTGTATGTTGCATATATAAAATTGAATGTTAATTTAGCACTTGAGTTGACAATTTGTTGAGTATCGGAATTTAAATAATTTTTAGTGTTAGTCAAATATTCTCTCTTAGTCATTTCCGCGGATAGTTCCCTTAACTTAGTTTCGTATTCTCCACCCATATAACCCCATGGCCATTTACTTGAAGCGTCAGCATTGTCTAATATTTTGAAGAATTGTCTACCCTCTTCACTTCTTGACTCCCATTCTCCTGTTTTTCTATCCATACCAAACATAGTCTCACCTGACCCACCATATCTACCATCCTTTACCCTACCGTCCTTTAACATTTTAGGATGGTAATATCCACCCTCTAACTTATCTATGATTATATTATTCATCTTAGCAAAATCAGTTGCCGCAACACCTGCAAGTGTACCTACTTTCTTTTTAAGGTCTATTAATGTTTTTAAATCTTCGCTAGTAACTCCCTTTGATTCTAATTGATTTACCATTGTTACAACCATTTCAGGAGTAAATGTTTCATTTGTTCCTCCACTTGATGAAGAACTATCCATACTTGGGTCATAATCTGAAACATACCCACTATCTATTTTACTTGCCATGTGGGCATTAAGTGTTTGTCTAGCCCACCCAGGAATTGAACCACTACTATGATCGGAACCCCACGCTACTTTATTAGGTCTAACATCGATATGAATAACACCGGGTGAATATACACCAATACCACCAATACCGTTTTTAGATGCTATTTCAACAAAACGTAATGTATCTTCCTTAGTTTTATTAGATAATACTATGTCAACCGCTTTACGTTGTAAATGTTGTGATTGTTTCGCACCATGTACTCTTTCATTATATTCTGGATCTCGGTAACCTGAGGTTATCTCAAAAGATTTGCCATATTCAGATGCGATTGATTCTATTTTATTTTGTAACGTAATATCAATATCATTGTTAACACCATTCTTAACATTACTACTCAACCTTATATTTCCACCACCAGTATATGGTGATGACCCTTCAGACAATATGTTGTTATCCCTTTTAAAATTTCTAACTGCAATTGCAGTTTCAGGGCCAAATAAACCATCAACACCATGTTTTGGTAAATCATATCCTAATAAAATTAACCCGATTTGAATTAATTCTACGTTTTTTTGATATTCCATTGAACCTAACCTCTGTTGACTTACAGGTTCGTTGATGGATTTAAGGTCGGTAAAGAATTTTGTAACGTCGTTATCCACAAAATCCGCCTTCTTTGGGTCGTCAACTTTATTAGAATCGGAAAACGATTTCAATCTTTTAGCAAGAGTATCTAAAAATCCCTCCTCACTAATTATCTTTTTACCATATGTTAGACTATGTATTCTTTCTAACTCTTCTATAAGTGACTTTTTCATATTAATATAAATATCAAGATATTTTGGTTTTTAACCATTCCCAATCTGATTTTTATCGTCTTCATCAAATATACCAAATAGGTCATCTCCCTTGTAATCGGGATGATTTTTTTGCATATGGTCAATTCCTCGAACCCAAAAATATGAGATTAGAGCCGAAAAACTAAAAATGATAATCGCAACTACTAAAAATGATTCCATTATAATAAATATTTTAAAATTTTCTCTTTAATTCCTGTTTGTTTAATACCCTCAATACTCTTTGGTGTTAACACAAAGTTAGTTAAACCCCACTCCATTATCATGTCACCCCAAGTATCGTGTGTTTGTGGAATACCCATATTCAGGTCATCCACCGCAACCCAATGAGTTATTTCGGGATGGTCCTGTAGGTATTGATTAATCTCAATTGAACGTTCTTGTTCTAATTCCCATCTCGGTGACCATACAAAATTTTGGGGTACGTCACTATCAATTAGTTTCTTTGTGAACGCTATTGGTTTCTTTTTGATTCCTTGTGACTCATAATATTCACCCATCTCCTCAACAGTGGCCCATCTTTTCCAATCAGATGAGACAACGATTTCAGCATCAGTTTCTTCCAGTATTTCATTTAGTATTCCAATTGCTTTCTTATTAAAATTGTCAAAGCGCGCGTCGACCGGTAAAGATTCTACCGATTGACTTAACTTACGTCCAGCTTTTTGTTGTTTTTTGTGTCTACCACCCCATTCCGTTGATAAACAAATCACACCATCATGATCTAAAAATATTACTTTCATTTTTTCTTCGTTTAACAATTAATCTAAAGGTATTGAAAATACCTAATAACATAAAGATTTGAACTATCCAAAACGGTAAGTTTTGTAGTTCGTGTAACATCCAAAAAACATTCATGAATACCCACGATGTCAATGTTAAGTTAATATCTCTATTATTTTTTTCTGTAATTAAAAGATAAATTGTTAAAATAGAAGTCGGAATTACCATTAGAGTTGCTAACCAAGTAAACTTCAGACACCAAAACATATCCTTTAATAGCCACGAAGTTACGTGCAATTCTTGTATATTCCAATTTTTTTTAAGAATTTTCATCGATATATTGCAATTGTGGGGACCAAATACCTTCGGATATTACCGTTGGTTTATCGTTTCTATCAATCATTACCCACTCCACATTAATAATACCCCAAGGTTCAAATTGTTCTAACACGTCTGACAATGAGAAACATTTACAACTATAAATGTCAAATTGAGCCATTGCTGGTTGGTTTTGGTCCCAAATATGTATTGATGAATGTGATGTTGCGAGTGTTACTGTCCCTGTTAAACCCTCATTACCCGGATAATCCACGTAAACACTTGTCGGACCACCGACTACCTCCATTTTAACTTTATGAACTAAATCAACAAACCATTTGTTGAGAACCTCCACCTCTTTCGGTGGGTTTGTAATCCAAATCTTCATCAAAAGATGTTGATGATACGGTACGAATTCTTCTTGCATTAATATGTTTTTACTATAACATATATATCACGAAAATTGTATTTTTCTACGTTAGATTTTATTTAATTAACCAAGATGAAGATTGTATTTTATCCCCCAAACCGTCAATCAATTTTATACCTAACCAATCACATACTTGTCTCTCGGGAATTGTATCGTTAATTTGGTCCCCACCATTAGCAAAGAATAGTTCGTCCGACTGGTCCTCCAAAGAATGAATCATACCAATTGTTTCACAAACAGTTCTATCCTTATCGATGGATAAAAACACCCGGTCAACCATTTTTAGATTTTGGATTATGAAAATTCTCTCATCTTCATCTTGGAACTCTTTACTACCCTTTAATTCCCTCTGTTTGTCGTTATTAACAATTACATAGAGTTTGTCACCGTACTCCTTGGACTTATTGAAATACTCAATGTGTCCCTTATGAAGAGGGTTAAAATATCCACTTACAATAACAATTTTCATATGTTAATTATTTTGTGAGTCCATAATAAACTCCAGCCGCAATTGTGTACATAAAAATAGACGTCCAAATTAATAGAAAGGTTCCTAAACTAACCATCACAATAAATAAGAATACCCTAATTATTTTTTCAAAAATATTTTCCATATCGTTTTAAATTATTTTGTAAACTTACGAAAATTTTTAATAAATTCTTTTTCGTACTTTTTAAGTTCTTTTGTGTCTAATCCATTATATAAACCAGTTGACATAAAGGCATTAATTTCATCATCAATAATCTTTTTATCGTTCACATATCCCATCTTGATTAGTTTCTTTTTTAACTTCTCATAATGAGTTGGTTTGATTTTTTTTATAAGTTTAGTGACCGATTTTTTATACTCACTGTTAGTAAAATATATTCCGTGAGCAATCTCGTGATCCATTGTCTTTAAGTCTTTACTACTCGCACCAATCAAATACCAATCAGTTTGTCTACCATCGTTCTTTTCCATTACATCATTTGTACAATACCAATAAATGTCATTCATAATCAAATCGTATTCGGTATCTTTACAAAATATGTGGTGTGCTTGTTGTAACATATTACTCGGTATGTTATAACCTGCCCAATCGTCCGGATATGTGAACGTTCTTTTTTTCCAAGAGTTTTTATAGAATCTCATGTACTCCATCCATGTAAATGGTTTACCTCTAAATTTTTTGTATGGTGATTCATAGAATTCTTGATAACGACAGAACAACATGGCTCTATCATAATCGTCATCAATGGTCACACAATATATTCTTGGTTTTACTTCTTTAACAACCCCCTTAACTAACGGATGATTGATTTTCATTTGTAATCATTTTATATAATTTATCCGCAACCATTTGGTTTGCCTTTACTCCCATATGTTCATCATTAGACAATCCGTATGTTTCATGTTTAATTAATAACTCCTCATCATCGGCCCATTGACCCATAGGTCTTTCAAATTTATCACTAAACCAAACAAAGTTGTAATTTAATTTAACTTTTTTTCTTTTTAAAAAATAATCTAAATCACCACTATCCATAATGATATGTTCAACATCATTTAACTTTAAAAAAGAAATCAACCCAACTAAATTCGCCATCCACTTGTCTCTTTCAAAATAGTAATCAACAAAACTGTTAAAGTAAGTTGTTGCGTCCTTGTGTATCTTATGTGTATCTTTTTTATTATTACCACAAGCAACATCAGTCTCATCATCGGGAGATAAAATATTACCAACCGTCATATTAATTGTTCTACCTAAATCAATTGAATTTAACTCCTCTCTCCAACCTGGAGGTACCTCTAATATAACTAAAGTCTCTTTTATTGTTGAGTGGTTTTCTAAAAGATAATCGTATGTTTTTCTTAACATACGAGTAACGGACCCGCCAGGTGCTCCCTCGTTTATAATTTCAACGTTTAACTTTTTTGCGAGTATGTTTGGATAAGCAAAATCTAAATGATTATCAATATCAATATTGTGTTGTTCTTTGTAAATTTTCTTAACATCTTTCCATATGAATCCAGCACCAATACATTGACTCCCACCACAAACGTATATTTTTTTTATGTCTCTCATAAACAACTTTTTAAAATCTCCCTACAAAGTTCTTCGGGTATTTTACTTCTTTCGTATGCATTTGCTCGACCTTGTGTTCCTGTTCTACTACCTCTTGGTGCCGCAACATGACAAGGATCTCCATTCTTACACATAGGTTTTGGAACCCATACATCGCTGTTGGTCCATATGTCAGTTGGTTTCATTCGTTCGTCACCGTATTGACAATAGGTAACAGAATTCTTTTTCAATCCTTTAACGACATCTAATTTACGAAGAACTCCACGTGGGTTTTCCATAAACCAATATGTTGGTTGAAAGTGATTGATGATTTCCAACGTCTTCCTAACTAACTCAATACCTAATTTTGCGGTTTCTGTTTTAGGTATGTAGGCACCTTTGCCACCAGCCCAATGATGACCAATCGCCGCAACACTGAAACCGGTACACGGTGGTGATGCCCAAATTACATCGGGTTGAAAGGGAACTTTATTCACATCAAAATCTAATATACTAATTGGATAATGAATACCTTCAAATTCAATTAAATCGGATGAGAACACTTCCATTCCTAATTCCTCGGCAATCTTTCCTACTGAACGGCTACCGGCAAATAATTCTAACACTTTCATTAACGTAAGTGTTTAAATTTGTTTGCAAGATTATTAATGAAATTTTCCTCTTCTAATGATAATAAGTCTCTACACTTTGCAAGACGTTCTAGGTTCTCCCAAAATATTTGGTCATTGACATTAGGTCGACAAACACCATGGTTTTTACTTGTTGTTTCTTCCGAAGGTTGGATGTATCCATCTTCTTCTAAGATTTCAACTAACCTTTTCAATTCTGTGTTGCTACAAGATTCGACAAACTCACTTGGGTCGATGTCTATTTCAGTTGTAAATTCTGGCATAATATTTTGTTTTATTGTTTAATAAAAATATACAAAATAAAATTGAGAATAAAAAATTACAAAGAAAAAGATTCTCCACATCCACAGGTGCGGGATGCATTAGGATTAACGAACTGAAACCCCTTTCCGTTTAGACCACCACTATATTCCAATTCGGTTCCATACAAATATAATAGAGATTTGTTATCAACTAATATTTTTACACCTTTATCTTCAGCAAGAGTATCTGATGATTGTTTTTCTGTGTCGAATGAAAGGTCATAAGATAACCCACTACCCCCCCCCCCTTTAACCGCCACTCTAACATATGGCGTTGCAAATCCACTTTCTTCGATTAGTGAATTTAACTTTACCGCTGCCGTTTCTGATACTGTTACCATTAGATATGATTTTCTTCAAAGATTAATTCTTCTAATCCTTGTTTTTGTTTATAATCGTTTATTGCGGATTTAATGGCGTCTTCAGCCAATACCGAGCAATGTATCTTAACTGGTGGTAATGATAGTTCTTCTACCAAATCCATGTTATCAATTGTTAAAGCATCGTCGATACTCTTTCCTTTTAACCATTCTGTGGCAATGGACGATGATGCTATTGCTGAACCACATCCAAAAGTTTTAAATTTAGCATCAACAATGATATTGTCAACTACTTCAATTTGTAGTCTCATGACATCGCCACATTCAGGTGCTCCCACTAATCCCGTACCTACATTAGATTTACTTTTATCCAAAGTACCTACATTTCGTGGGTTATTGAAATGATCTATTACCTTATTTCCGTATGCCATAATATTTGTTTATATGATAAATATCAGTTAATTAGTTCATCCGTAATAATATTATGGTCATTTAAGATTTCGTGTATCTTTTCATACACCAATTCTAAAGCATCATATTTGTCAATTTCTTTACCCTCCATTGACCATTCTAAACCTTTTTTAGTGTTATGTACAATGTCCCATAAAGCCATTGCCATATCTAAAGATTTAACCGCTCTTAGATGTGCCATAACATCATCCGGATCACTCAAATCGTATTCTAACGTTGCTTTCGCCATAAGTCACTTAGTTTTTTAGTTGGTCGTTTAGTTTTTAATTTCCCATCTTGGGTTTCTTCCATTAAAGGTGCTCTCCAAATTTCATAAGTAATCCACAAGAATATTGTAATAAATAATGCTCCTAATATTTTCATGTGCGTATTTTTATTTTGTGAAATATTGTGTTTTCCAAAACTGCCACCATTTCTTTTTTTGAACTGGTTTACATTCTGAAAATGGATTATTTCCAAATGAAACTGAATTTGAGTATTTTGATGTCAACACATTTAAAAACACTTCGTGGTATTTTTTTGGTATCTCGTCAAAATCCGCACTAATGTTAACATTCAAATACTTTGGTCCATCCTCAGTATAAACTATAAATTGTTCATTCATACTAATAATAGTGCTGGCCTTTATGTTTAAGTATTTTGTTCCACCTAAATTTAGATCACCACTAATATGTTTTTTAAATTCTTCATCTGACATATTTTATTCTGTTTCGTGATTTATAAAATTTTCATACTCCAATTGAAGTTCGGGATGTTTTTCGAAGAAATAATCTCTTGTCAATTCATGTCTCCCCAATTCAACCTTAATGATAAATAATTCATCATGTAAACTATCTGATACGTGAGTTAAAGTGTCAATTTTGTTTTTTTGTTCCTTTACAGTTATGATACTATTATTCCACATTACCGTTAACCATAATGATGTTAAAATTGATATTACAAAAGCGGTTTTTAATCTGGTTTCGGTTGTCATTAGACTAAATTTTTAATGTCCAATAATGTCTTTTCAACATCTTGTTCTGATAAATAACCAAGAACATCATCGGTAATTGGTGTGTCGTATGTGATTCCACCGTCTTTACCAAAGACAGCTAATTCATATAATCCCTTTGAACCACCATAAGTATGTGGTCCTTGTACAATACTCGCACCATATCCATTTGAGAATTGAACTATACACTGTTGTCCCATTCCTGCTGGATGTGATTGAAAGTTCAGTTCTTCGAACACTACTGTGTTGAGATTATTTGTTGGTCTTTCTGTTGTTTTCATGTTAAAATATTTCTTCAGCAATACCTAAGACTTCTGCCAGTCCGAACAGTGTTGCTGCAATTTTTACATCACCTTGAAAAAGAAAAAAACAGGCACCAAATCTGATGCCTGATTTTACAATACTTATCCAAAAATGACTATTTGATTTTGATTCTTTAGGTTCCATAATCTAATATAGTTATTTTTTTTGAGATTTCAAAACTTTTTGTGATTCAATATAATTGTCAATGAAGTTGATTCGTTGACCAATCCAATACATTACATTAACGGTCATTGAATTACCAATTGCACCTTTAATGCTTGAATATGATGGTTTCTTACCATCAACTTCAAAGTCTAAATAACCATCAGGAAATCCTTGAAGTCTTTCAAGTTCTCTTTCAGTAAAGACACGAATCGATTCATTGTCAACCCAATAGTTTGATGTTGATACTTTACCAAACCCATCGACTAATGTCCGTGCATATGACTTAGTTACTGTACCTGCGAGTTTAATGTGTCCAAGAATATTTTGGGTGTACTCATCCCTCTTGATTTTATTCTTTTCTTTAACGCTTTCAAAACATCCTTCTTCAAATAATACTGAGAATGGGACTTTCCAATTTTTTCCACGATATCCGACAATGATGATTCTTTTGCGTCGTTGGGGAACTCCGAAGTATTGGCTGTCGAAAACCCGATAAGCGATTGAGTACTCTTCTCCTTGGACGATTCCTTGTTTGTCAAGGTCTTGGACTTGGAAGTTAGTACCTGTGAAAGAGGAGATGATTTCACACAACGCTCTTCTGTGTTTTTTCTTAAAAACGCCTTCGACATTTTCCCAAACGAACCATCTTGGTCGTTTGTCTTTAAGAACTTCTCCATACTTAAGGGAGAGTTGACCACGGATATCATCCATTCCTTTGTTGAGTCCTGCATCGGAAAAAGATTGACAAGGCGTTCCTCCGACCAATACGTCGCAGTTGAGGTTTTTGTAGGTTTCATAATCGTTTAGTTTAGTTAAATCAGAAAATAATGGGACGTTAGGATAGTGATGTGACAATACTTTTTGAGGGAAAGAGGCGTAGTCACATAAACCTACACACTCCCAACCTAATGGTGACCAAGCTACCGTGGCAGCCTCAATCCCACTACATACCGAGAAATACTTCATTTGTTATTTAGTTTAGTAGTTTAAGAACAAGACAAATTTAAAAAGTATTTCTTGAAATGCCAAAAAAAATTAAAATATTTTTTTTAATTGATTATCAATGACTTATAAAGTCGTATTTTTCTTTTTTCCACTCCATATTTGTGTACTTACTAAATCTATCACTTAAGACATCTGTGGCGTTGTTAAATACAGGTAAAACGGCAGTGTTTGCCTTCCCATAGGATTGTACCAATTTACCTTTTCTGTATTGTAAATTAATTCTTTTTCTTTTATGTTGTAAGGCGACAAATATATACAATGATCCGTGTTGAAATTGTTTAGACATACAATTTTTCATATTATATCCTTCTAATCTGAACTCATCCTCATTTACTAAAACCTTAGGTTTAAAAATTTCATTACCTATTTTTATATCCTGTTCAATGTCATTTATAAATTCTACGGGTAAATCATATTTTACTTTATAACCACGTGCGAAATGAAATTTAATCCCCGACCAAGACTCCATATGATTTTCAAACTCACCGTCGGTCTTCGCTTTAAATTTTAAAACAACTCCCTTCGATTCTAATAAATCACGAATGGTAAAAAGTTTATTAAGAGAATATACTAATGAATCTGTCTTAATAGATTCCGTCTCCCAATTGTTAACAATTTTTACCATACAACTTTTTTCTGAATCATTTTTTAATTCGTGTATTTTATTATTTGGTGGTATATCATAACAATGGAGTTCCCAATCAATTTTTTTAAGATATTCAATATGATTTTCACCAAATAATTTGCACAAATAATTTAATGAACTCAAATGTATTGGTCTTTCTAAAGTTTTATTAAGACAACTTATTAAGAATTTTGATTTGATTCCGTATGAATCTAAAATTGACGGTAGAAATTTATTATCATTTTTTAACAACCATTTCTTCTTTGGGTAATCGTTTTGTATATCGAAGTACACATTGTTATGACCCTTAATTCCTTTAACGTTTAAATGAAAATCAACTAACAT